GAAGCTGTGCTGCTCTATCTGCAGCAAATCTTTGTGCACCTGATTCAAAACCAGCTTGTCTTAATCTTGCTGACGTATCAGCAACTTGATCTAAATATCTTTCTCTACCTAAAACTCTTTCTACACCTTCTCTAGAACCACCAAAAGCGCCTGATCCTATTGCTCTTGCAGCTAATCCTCTTTCTTGTTGAGAAAAAGCTTCTCCTAAATCAGATAATGTAGATTGAATAACTGCATTTTGATATGGATTCATATATTGTTGCATTGTTGCTGTATCAAAAGTTTGTTCACCTATTTGAGCTAATTGACCTGCTTGAGGTAAAATTTGATTAGTGAATACATCAGAAGCAGCTTGTTCTTGTGGTGTAAGTTGAGCTACACGTTGTCCAGTATAACCAACATATGGTTGAGTAAAAACATTTTCTGCTGTTCTTAAAGTACGTTCTTGAATTTCTTTAAAATATTCTGGTATTTGCGAAGTAAC